TCGGTTGGTGGTCTATGCCCTGCCCAAACTGTGGCGCATATCTCCGAGAGGTTGATGGTAACTGGTTCATTCGTCGCCGTCGTGCTGCACAGGCCCGCGATCACTGGAAGGTGTGTGAGGTATGAGCGACCCCCAAGAGGCGGGCCACACCCCCCGTTTGGGGGGGCGTGCGGCGGGCGGGTCTCCGAGGTATAATGGAGAGTTGACCAACTCTCCAGGAAACGCATGACTAACGCAATGGAAGGAATTGTAATGGCACACGAAATCACCAAGACGGACAAGGTGTTATCAGTCCGTCAGTACACCTGGCACGGTCTTGAGGACTACGTCGACGACTACCTCAGCATTGCTGATACTCGCAAGCGTGTCCTCGACTGGGACGTCTCTCGAGAGCCGGTCTACCGCAAGCGTGTGACCGTCAAGGACAACGACATCGTCGAGTCCTACGAGCTGGTCGAGAACCAGGAGTTCAACGTTCGGAGTGACAACGACGAGATTCTCGCGTCGGTCCCGACCGAGCGTTCCGAGGTCACTGTGGACGAGATGTTCCAGCTGGCTGAGGTAGTGCAGGGTAAGGACTCCAACGTCCTCGTCGAGACTGCTGGCAGTCTTCGCGGTGGACGGGACGTCTTCCTCCTGCTCAAGCTCAACGAGCCCATCAAGATCAAGGGCGACCGCAACGGAGACACGCTCCCGTTCGCTGCTCTGCAGAACTCCTTCGAGTCGGGGGCGTCGTTCCGCTTCCAGCCGACCAACGTTCGGATCGTGTGCAAGAACACGAGCCGAGCGAGTGACGTGCTGGCCGAACATCTAGGTGCAAACCTGGTCTTCGCTCACACGAAGAACATGGCAGAGCGCATCGAAGAGGCGCAGGACGCACTGGCTGCGTGGCGCACCGACATTCAGGAGTGGAAGCTCGCCAAGGAGTTCCTCGTCACCCAGAAGGTGACGATCCAGGGCGTGAACTGGTTCATCGACCACTTCCTGCCTGAACCGGAGCGTATCACTGATCGCGCCAAGGCTAACCTCGATCGTGACCGGATGGATCTGCTCGGTGAGCTGTTCAACCCCATGAACGAGGGCATCGAGCAGACCGCTCTCGGTCTCTTCGAGGCTGCAAGCTCGTGGCACGAGCACGTGCGCGTAGCAATCAAGCAGGACTCGCGCTTCCGTCGGGCGGTCTTCGCTCCGAACGGGACGCTGGCCACTGCTCGCGACCTCGCTTTGGAGGCGGTGAGCGTCTGATGAGTCTCTGGGATTACAAGAAGAAGCAAGAGATCGAAGCACTCGATCCCTCGTTCGCTGCACTCATCATGGCCGCTGCTCAGAAGGCCGACACCCGGAACCTATGGGCGCTGACAGCCCCCTTCCCTGACCTCGTTCAGGAAGCCAAGGACCGTTACAACGCTCCTGGTGGAATGCTGGAAGGAGACTGATGTATAGGGCAACAGACGAACTACGGGAACGACTCTGGGACTGGGCTGACCAAATCCTCGACCTGTGGAACATCGAGGACACTAACCCGCCAAGTCTCACTGAGGGGTTTGCCGATCTTCTGCTCCCCGATCTGGTTGCCGTGGTTGCGGAAGCCCGCACCGAAGCTGCCGAGACAGCCGAACGCATAGCGGCAATCTTCCGCAAGACCGAAGATCGGTTCCGCGAGATGGGGCACACGAGTATCGGCATTAAGTATTCGCGCAAGGCGCTGGGTGCTGAGGAAGTTGCGGTTGCTCTCCGGGGTGTCGGCAACCAGAAGGTCGGGGTGACCGTAGACGATTTGGCGTTGGACGAAATGGACGGCAACCAGAATGCCGAACCGCCGCAGTACGGCTACCCACCCGATTCGAAGTTCGATGATTCAAGGGGGACTTCTAAGTGACTACCGAAAACTGGCAAGTGCAGGAACTCGAGGGGACGAGTGTCAGCGACCACCCGACTTGGCATAAGGATCGTTACAACGCTCCTGGTGGAATGCTGGAAGGAGACTGATGTATAGCTTCAAAGAGAAGGTGGAGGTTGCTCAATACCTTTACCATCGCGCTGAGCTGGCTGGAGTTGACATTGTCTTCGTTACCATCTCAGCCTTCACCACTAGCCCGCCCATATCCCTGCAAGGTGGTAACGACACTACCGTCGGAGACTACCGTAAGCTGCTGGCAGAAATGCCGGACATGCTTACTCACGAAGTGATCGGTAGTCTCCTGTATCTCAAGGGCGAAATGGCCGGGCTCGAGTTCTACTATTACTTCGAGTACGTACCCGAAGACGAGCTCTAACTTCCCTCCTATTCCTGGAGGGACGGTTCCGCAGCAGCAACAGTAATGGTGCGCATAGCGGAACACACAACTAAATACTGGTTCCACTGCCTACTTAACGTTGCCAAGTAGAAGAACTAAGGCTGATCTTCTAGCCAGCGGTCTGACTCTCCGTGAAACGAGTCAACACCCAACCATTAGAGATTCGGAAAAATTTTCCGGGTCGCAAACCATGAAGGAGCCATTGTGGCTGAATCAACCAAGATCGAGTACCCGGCCAACATCAACGTGGACGGCATCATGTCGTTCCCGATCTACTCCAAGGAGCAGATTCCGATGGTCGAGGCATGGCGCACCCGTAAGGGATTCGCCAAGCCGAAGTACGCGGACCGCATCAGCTTCGCTCTGCTGCTCAACGAGAAGCAGACCGAGGACGTGGTCAAGGGACTCGCCGAGTACCTGACCTTCGCGGCCACCCTGCAGGAGGTCAGCGGCGGGAAGAAGGGTATTGACCCTGAGCTCGTCGCCAAGCTCCAGGCCCTCGTCGAGAAGCGTGACTGGAGCGAGAAGAACCTCCCGCTTCGCAAGCTCTCGGCCAAGGACCTGGAGAACGCTGACAAGAACGACATCGGCGATGTCGTCACCAAGATCAAGGTCGCGGGACCTGTCGGCGAAGCGCCGTTCACCCGCAAGGCCCTGATCAAGGTGGACGGCACGCCCACGGTCGTGTCGCTCAGCGAGGTCGAGGAGCGGCTGGGAGACCAGACCGATCCCAACGCCCTGTGGTGGGGTGCGTCGTGGCCGTTCCGGACCAACGTCCGGTTCAATGCCTTCGACGCTGCCAACTACGGCGTGACGGCCTACGGCAAGTCCGCGTACCTGCTGGCCGACAAGGAGCTCAAGAGCTTCGGCGGCGGCGGAGACGCTGAGGTCGTCGACGGCGGCGACTGGGACGACGAGTAACATCCAACCCTGAGGGGCCAGCTGGAAACGGCTGGCCCCTCACTCAGATTAGGAACCCATCATGGAGAAGCTGTTAGAGCACCAGATCAGATGCCCCAAGTGTGCTAGAGGCTTCTGGTTGAAACCACCGTATAACTCGGTGGATGAATGTATGGTGTGTAGATGGCATCGTACTCACCCTAAGGAGAACAACATGGACAACGAGAGTGTTGTCGTACTGATTCCCGAGGAGCAGCAGCCGCTGTCTCCTGATCAGGCAGAGCTGCTGCCTGGAGACTTCGACAACTTACCCATCGTCGTCATGGCGTGGCTGGGTCGTTGCCGCAAGGTAATCATGACCGGCGGGGAGTTCCGCATTTTCATGGACCAGACGCTTCGCGGCTTTGGTCCCGCCCGCTTCTACGTGGAGCGGTACTGATGGGCTATCAATACATGGTGGGGAAACCCTGCACAAAGTGCGGCAGACAGAGAGGTAGCTACGGTAATGCAGCTGTCTGCTACAACGAAGAGTGCGAGCTCTTCGAAGTAATGTTTGCCGCGACATGGATAACAGAAAAGGAACACTAATGCTGTGGATCGTTTACGGCACAGACACAATGGGTGTCTTGAAGCTTCGTATCGTCGAAGCACCTACTAGAGACGATGCCATTCGCATCGCCAACTCCAAGTCGACTAGCATCAACTTCTACGACGCATGGTTACAGGGAGAAGCATGGACATAAACAAGCTTCGCTTCAGCGCAAGCTACGCTAGCAAGTACCACAACTGTCACGGCTCTGCCAACCTCACCGAAGCCATTCCTGGCTTCGAGGTCAAGCGGTCTGAGCGTGCCAAGTCGCGTGATCAAGGTACTGCCTTGCACGCTGTCATGGACGACGTCATCAAGTCAGGCGCAGACCTTCGGACTGCTGCCCTGATCCTGCGTGAGCTGGCTGGAGTGTTCGGTAAGGGTCGGGCCAACCTGATCCGTGATCAGAAGGCCTACATCATCTGGCTGTTCCAGCTGGGTCACGTGACCATTCCGCTGGAGCACGCCCACGTCCGGCACCTGCTCTACAAGCTGCCTGCCAAAGAGACTGGTGAGATGGTGGAGGAGTCTACTCCTCCGAAGCTCATCCGCTTCCTGGCTACGGCGCTTGAGCTGATCGCTGATATCATGGAGGACGGAGGGATCATCGTCACGGAAGCGGAGCGCGAAGCTAGCTGGATGGTATCGAAGCCCAAGACTACTGTGGATATCCTGATTCGTCAGGCTGACACGCTGTGGGTCATCGACCTCAAGGCTGGCACGATCCCTGTCGCTGCCGTTGGCAACGAGCAGCTACTCTACTACGCCCGTACGTTCTGGGAGGGTGAGAAGATGTTCAAGCTGCTCATCATCCAGGACGGCAACATGGAGGTGTGGCAGATTCTGCCGAAGTATCTGGAGGACTGGACGATCGCTATCCAGTCCTCGGAGAAGGCAATCCTGGACGGTGACCTGTCTCTCAACGCCGGGCCGTGGTGTGGGTTCTGTCCCGCCAACCCTCGGTCGCGTGGCGACAAGGGCTATCCGTTCTGTCCCGTACAGATCGAGTTGCTGTACGGCCCCGGTGACGAGGCCGCCAGCGACGAGGCTGTTGCAACCGACGCTGATTGGTAAGGAGCCACAGTGAAATATACACTCACCGCCTATCGGCGGTACAGCAATACGACCGAAGAGTTCGAGGTTGCAGAATATCCTGACCTAGTGTTTGGTGTGTCTGGAGACTTCGAAGCCAACTGGGTTTACCGTAAGGACACCCAGATCGTGGCCGAAGACATCCAGCAGGGCTGGAGTAACTGGGGTCCGTATTGGGAACAGGACCCGTACATCTTCCAGCAGTCACCATTGGTGCTGGAGCTGATGGGACCTGAGGAAGACAACGATCCCGATCACCCCTTCATGGTTCTGCCTGACGGCATGTCTCAAGACTTGTCTTGGGATCTGTTGCCTGCACCCATTCGGAACGCGATCGAAGGCGACGATGACTGAGCGTCCTGACTGGGACACCTACTTCCTGGGGGTGGCTGCAGCTGTTTCTATCAGAGCAGACTGCAGCCGCCGTCAGGTGGGTTGTGTCATCGTTGATGAAGACCACCGCATCATCGCCACCGGCTACAACGGAGCCCCCGCTGGGGAGCCCGGTTGTCTGGCTGGGTACTGTCCTCGTGGTCGTCTGACAGAGGAAGAGGCACGTAGTGTCGAGAAGAACTACGACTTCGGACCCTACTACTGTATCGCCGTGCATGCAGAGGCTAACGCTCTGTTGCACGCCCGTACTTCCTGTAAGGGTGCCACGGTTTACGTGACCAAGGAACCATGTCCCGCCTGCACCAAGCTTCTCAAGGCAGCAGGCATTAGCAGATTGGTAATCGCATGAGAAAGTTCGCCGGGATTGACTTCGAGACCTACTCGGACGTCAGCCTGCCCGACTACGGGCTGTACAACTACGTGAACGCTCCGACGTTCACACCGCTCATGGCTGACATCGACACGGCTGAGGGTACGGAGCACTTCGATTTCATCCTCGACGAGGACGACGACTCGAAGTTCCGCTTCCGCATCCAGCAGTTGCTCGATGACGGCTACGATCTGGTGGCGCACAATGCAGGCTTCGAGCGTGCAGTGCTTCACCAGATGGGTATCGAGTTCGCTGACAGCAGGGTCGTTGACTCGGCTGTCTACGCCCGTATGATGGGCGTGGGTGAGAAGCTAGAGGTCGCAAGCCGCCAGCTCTCAGTGACCAGCAAGCTCGAGGAAGGCCGTGAGCTCATCCGACTGTTCTGCATTCCGAACAGCCACTTCAACCACCAGGTTCCCACCCGGCATCTGATCCTCGCGCACTTCACTGAGCAGTGGGTTATGTTTGGTGAGTACTGCGGAGTAGACGCCAAGGCTGGTCGTGAGATCGCAGAGTACGCGGAGAAGTTCTTCGCGTTCCTGAACGCTCCTGACCTGCTCCGTCGTGAGGACATGCTGGAGACGCTCGTCTACGAGCAGAACCAGTCCGGCTGGCACATCGACCGACCTCTCATCGAGCGCATGCGCGATCGTGCATGGGCCAACTCCATCGTGGAGCAGAAGCAGTTCTTCCTGGACTCCGGTTCAGCGATCAACTTCAACTCTACTGTGCAGCTCAAGAAGTACTGTGCTGCTAGGGGAGTGAAGGTCAAGAGTCTCGACAAGTACCAGCTCCCGCTGGTGCTGGACAAGGTTGAGCGCTGGCTAGAGAAGGCCAAGGCAGCTGACAACGCTCAGCGAGCTGAGGCGCTGTCTGAGGTCGTCGCCCTGCTCCGCTGCAAGCAGGAGCTGGGTGGTTCCAGCCTCAGCAAGCTGCAGAAGATGCTGGACCTCGCTGGTCCTGACGACCAGCTTCGGGACCAGTACGTTCACTGTGGGGCGGGGCAGACGTTCCGTACTGCAGCCCGTGGCGTCCAGCTGCAGAACTTGGCGAAGCTCAAGGGCGGCGTCAAGGACATGACCACCGTCTTCGACTACGCTACTCCGTGGAGCAACACGGAATTGGCTGACCAGCTCCGGCAAGTCTTCACGGCCACCGACCCTGATGGGGAGCTGGTCGTGGGTGACTTCAAGTCCGTTGAGTCCGTCGGACTCGGCTGGCTCGGTGACGAGCACTGGAAAACGGAAGCGTACTTCCAGGGGCTCGACGTCTACAAGGTGCTGTTCACTCGTTTCCAAGGGAACGAGGGCATGTCTGTCGATGACGTCACGCCGGAGCAGCGACCACGAGGCAAGTACTCCGAGCTGAGCTGTGGCTATCAGGCCGGTGGTAAGGTCGTGCAGGACTTCATGTTCCGGCTCGGCTTCGACATCAGCCTAGAGGACGCTACTCAGAACGTGGAAGACTGGCGTTCGGCCAACCCCTCCATCGTGGAGTTCTGGGACAAGCTGGACAAGTGTCTGCGTGCTGCTCTGGAGTCCGATCGGGCTCAGGAGTTCCCGATTGAGAACGGTGCGGTTATTCGTATCACGCCGTTCCGGTTGAAGAGCATTCAGGCCATGCACCCCGGTGCTACCAGCATTGCGCTGCAGATCTTCCTCGGAGACGACCCGTTCGTCACGAGGGTAGTGCACGGCTGCTACTTCGCAGGCACCGAGAAGCGCAAGTCCGTCCGGTACTACAAGCCGAAGGACCACTTCACTGGTGGAGACCTGTGGAGCGACGTCAACGAGACCGCTAGCCAGAAGGCCAGCGCCGAGTTGGGTAAGCTGGTCATCGTCAAGCTCAACATGTTCGGTGGAAAGATGGCTGGCATTGCGACTCAATCGCTGTGCCGTGAGGTCTTCTACGACAGCATGCTTGAGCTGCACCAGCTGCTCTGGCTGGTGAGCAACGCTCGCGTCATGGGACAGTTCCATGATGAGCTCGTTGTCGACTGGAAGCCAGGTAAGACCAGCCTCGAAGAGGTCAAGGCTCTCATGGAGAAGGCCATGTCCCACAGCCGACTGTCGGGGTTCCCGCTGTCGGCTGAAATCAAGTCCGCCTACCGATACATCAAGTAAGGAATATCGTGAGTATCAATACTAGGGTGTCCGTGGAGACGGTCATCTACTGTGACGGAGGGTTTCACTCTCCGTTATACAATTACCCTCCCAGTGCGACTGCTTCGGCAATAGCGGCGGGAATCCGACAGACTCTTCGATCCAGCAATTGGGTCAAGACTCGTGAGGGGCAGATTTACTGCCCCGAACATAAGCCTGGGAGGACATCGTGAACACCACTCTGATTGGCGTCGATCCCGGTGTCGTTGACACTGGGGCCGTCGTCATCATGCTTCGCCCCTCTGAGAAGACGTTCACTGTCTTCCACAGAGTATGGCGCAACGTGTCCAGCAAGGTCAACGGTGAGTTCATCGTTGACCCGGAGTTCTTGAAGGAGATTCGGGAGTTCGCTTCGGACTCCAGTCCTCGTGACAAGACGCTCCGCTTCGTGGAGGGCTACCGCAACCGCGGTCGCGACTCCCGTCAGGACCAGCAGATGACTGTGCTCGTGCAGGAGATTGTGAAGGTCGTCAAAGGCTCCACGATCGTTGACAACACGGGCATCAAGAAGGTCGTCAAGCCGGGGTTCATGGACCTGTTCGGGTTCACGTTCCCCGGCACGCACCACGCAGACCTGTGGAGTGCGGCACGCGTGGCTCTCAAGGGTGGACTCTCCGACCTGGAGACCAACACCGTGCTGAGCAACCTCACGCGTGACGCTCTCGACGGCACCCCGTGGGGGCACGTGTGAACATCAGGTACCTGGATCCGCGGCTCGTTGTCACTGACTTCGAGCCTCCTCAGCGGTATCCGTGGATGGATGAGGCCAACTGCCTGGGTGTGGATCCGGAAATTTTCTTCCAGGACGTCAATGAAGTGACGGCACCTGGAAAGAAGTACTGTGAACCCTGCCCGGTAGTCAATGACTGCCTCATCCACGCACTCGTTCAAGAGAATCCGAACGTGACCCGTTACAGCGTCCGTGGTAACACGGGACCCGCTGAGCGCGATCACATTTACCGCTCACTAAGGAGCAAGCAATGAACATCAAGAACTGCAACGTCCAGCAGCCGCACACTCCTCACGAGTGGTACGCGGTGGACATCAACGAAGCCAGCTACGACAACGAGAAGTTCGTCTCGGTTTCCTGTCCTGGTGTCTTCGCACCGGAGCCGAAGGTCGATGCGACCGCCGCTCTGCTGGACAGCCGTCACGCCACCTACGGTGACCGGGTCATGAACATGGAAGCCGCTGCCATGATGGTTAACGGCTACCTCATGGGCGTCGAAGTCCGATCAGGTAAGCGAGAGATCAACGGAGCCGACTTCGCCATGATCATGGCGCTGTACAAGAGTTACAGGTTCGCTGTGACCCCGACGTACTCGGACAACATCAACGACTTCAAGGGCTACGCCAACATCGCTGAGGAGTGTGTCGGAAACGACATGATCCACGCTGCCAGCGCCGAAGAGTTCCAGGCCGAAGTCAAGCGACGTGCCGCCAATGTTCCCTTCTGAGTCGGCGAAGCTCTACGCTGCCACTGACCCGAAGTTCAAGGACTGGAAGCCGTCGCAGTGGGATGCCTTCGACATCTGGGCTGCTCGTGAGAACCAGCGAATGCTCTTGTACTACCCCACCGGGGAAGGCAAGAGCAAGCTGGCGCTCGCAGCCATGTCCATGAACGGCTACAGTGACGTCGTGGTCGTCGCTCCGCCCAAGATAGCGGCGAGCTGGAAGCAGGATGCTGATATCCTCGGTATCAGCATCCTGTTCATGAGTCACCAGCGGTTCCGAATGAAGGAGACCAAACTGCCTCGTGGCAAACCTATCATAGTGGACGAGTTTCACATGCTGGGCAAGCACAATGGCCTAGGGTTCAAGAAGCTGGCGCGTATGGCAACAGTCTTCCCTGCGTTGATTCTCTGTTCGGCGACCCCGAACTACAACGACGCAGACCGCTGCTACAACGTCAGCTACGTGATGGACCCGGAGAACACTACCGGGAACTTCTTGAGCTGGGTGATGAACAACTGCACTACGGAGCCCAACTACTTCGCGACGATGCCCATCGTCACGGGGTTCAAGGATTACGACGGTGCAGCTGACTTCCTCTCCTCGCAGCCGTACACGGCCTACGTGGAGGACAAGGCTCAATGGGATCCGGTGGACCTAAAAGTTCAGCTGGATCACATTCCGCAGCTCAAGCCGTTCGATCTGACTGGCTACAGTCGCCGCAAGCACCGCATCATGGCGAGTGACATGGAAGCCCGTCACCACCGGAAGCGGTTGGTGATGCTGAATGAGAGTGAGACCCGTCTTCGTGACGAGATTGCTCTCGACCTCGTCAGCTACATGTCGAGGCAGGAGACCACTAAGTTCCTGCTCTACTCGTGGGACAAGACGATCGCTAAGGCGGCGTACGAGTCTCTAGCGCTGAGCAAGTACCAGGTCAACATCATCACCGGAGATACTGTCGGAGTCGCGATCGAGCGAGCCAAGCAGATCTTCATCAACATCGGTATCCCGTCGGTACTGATCGGAACAGACGCTCTGGCTACGGGCGTCGACGGTATCGACACGGTGTGTAACCACCTGATCATCCTCGATGATACGACGGATGACTCGAAGCGACGTCAGTTGATCGGGCGAGTGCTCCCCCGCGGCACACTCAAACGTGATACAATAGTAACCACTGTTGTGACCATCGAATAGCCATTCAGAACCTATACGGAACCCAACGAGGAAACAATGGACATCAACAGTAAGATCGACAAAGTCCTCGAAGAGCTCGTAGATCAGACCGTCACTGCAGACATCACGCCACAAGCGAGAGATGAGTTCTTGCAGAAGAAGGCCGTACTCGACTCTCTTCGAGACAAGTAATCACCGGGGGTGGGCCTAGCTAGCCCACCCCCTCGCCGCCATGAAAGGACCGCCGTGCCTAGGCTACACACCAAATCGGAGATTTCGTCACTAGCAATAGCAATCTCCAGTATGCTTCAACTCGTCACCTACAAGGGTGTCGTGTACGAAGCACGCGACTTTGAGACAGGGGAAGCCCTGCCGTCTCCTGAGCGGGCTATCTGGATCGCTCAGACGTCCGACGATCTGATGGACCTCGCGCAAGCAGCCGATGTGCTGTTCGCGACACCAGCGGACTTCGGGAGCTTCAAGTACATGATTCGTCAGAGTGCTGACCGTAAGAGGTCCGCAATGCCGTACGTCATGATCCGTCACGAAGACGGTCTGGCTTACCTGACGGACATGGGAATCATCAAGGTGGAGCAGCCTGCATTCACCCCTAACTTCATCAACCATCGGATTATCGATGCTGATTCTGAGGAGCACAAGTATGTCGACGACCTGTTCCGACTCATCAGCGATTGGGTTGGCGGAGACGATCAAGCACACTCTCTACTGTTCCATCTGTCGACCGTACTTCAACCGGGTTGGAGTGCCAGAAAGTATCTTCTACTCCTTGGAGGAGGATCCAACGGCAAGAGTACACTGCTACTCATGCTGCAACTCCTTCTGGGAAAGAGCAACGTCAGTCGAATCCTTCGACAAGATGTCGCCCGACGAAGCTCAATCATTTCTGCTCTCAATAACAAGTTGGCAAACATCGTATTTGATGGCCCTGCAGCCTACATCGCTGAGTCAGGACCAGAGAAGACGCTGACAGCTGGTGAGCCGCTCGACATCGAAATGAAGTTCGAGAACGAGCCGTTCACAGTAGAGACCAACGCTCTGTTCATCGAGGGTCTCCAGAAGGAGCCCAAGGCCAGGGACAAGTCGCAGGCTCTCCAGAACCGGATTGTTCGATTCTACTTCCCCAACGAGTACGCCAAGGACCTCATGTTCGAGGCGACAATGAAGAGTGAGATGAACCTCAACGCTCTGCTCACCCTGCTCTGGGAGCACTGGGTGGCGGAGGACGAGCTGGCAATCAAGCTCCGTATCTCGGAAGCTAGCAAAGACCTCCAGATCCAGAGCGAGATGAATCGCAGTGCAGTGCTAGCGTTCATCGAGGACCTGTCTCGCAAGCAGGAAAATTTTCTCGACGAGATTCAGTCAGGTACGTACCTGGCAGAGGTCTTCGTGGATGCCCTGCAGCCGTGGCTGCAGACGCAGGGCTACGAAGACCGCACGTCGTCCGGCGTATGGGAGCAAGTCGCAGACCACTTTGTCGTCGAGAGAGTCATCAAGCGAATCGGGGGTCGTCCCCGCTCCGTCCGAGTACTAGCAAGTCCGCGAGCCGATACCCGGCGAGCGCTAGAAGCAATGAGAGGAGTTAGCGAGGATGACGAAGCAGTGGTTCGAGAATGACAGCCAGTACGTTGTAGATGACCCACTGGCTGAGCGTGCCTGGCCGACGACTCTGTCGCTGATTCGGGTCCACAAGGACGGCACGACTCAGTCAGGCTGGGGCAGAGAAAGGTTCATGACCAGCTACGGTCGTGGGCTGTTCAGACCCAAGAGGCTGCTCGACCGCTTCGCTGTGGACCAGGAGCCGTTCGCGTTCGTGATGCGGAGCATCCCGGTGTTGTGTGCTGACATCGACGGCAAGAACGGCGGCATCCAGGCTTCAAGGATCCTATCGCTGCCACCGACGCTGGCGGAAACCAGCAAGAGTGGCAACGGGTATCACTTGCTCTATCGTGTTCCGGAGGCCATGTGGCACCCGGAGTATGGATACGAGGAGTTCCCAGACGCCAATGGGATCATTCCCGGCGTGGATATCCGTAGCGTGGGGGTTATGTTCCACTACCCCCAGCAGCGGTGGAACCAACTGGAAATTGCACCGCTGCCGGACAAGCTTCGGCGGGTCCTCCAGCAGAGGAAGCTGTCGCTGGCCCTTAAGGAACGTCAGCGGCAAGTGACGCTGTCTCCGGAGGATCTGGCTATCGCTCAGGACACTGCCCTCGATGGGCTAGCCGGTCCGATTCCCAACGGTCGTCGAAACGCTACGCTCTACGCAATCGGCTGTGAACTGCAGCGGCTGGAAGTCAATAACTGGGACGAGAAGCTGACTGATCGTGGACTAGCAATCGGCATGAGCGAAGCAGAGATGCGCGGCATCGTTAAGCACGTTCAGCAGTACACATAGAAAAGGGCGGCCTCCTCAGGGGGTCACCCTTTTCTTTTCATTACGAGTTATAATCGGAACAGGAAGGAGTTACCGTGGACGAGCCGGTCGATATTCATAAGCAGCTGCAGGAGCAGTTCAACCCTGAGAACCTTAGCAGGTTTACCAGTACTGCAACAGCAGCTGACAGAGCTGAGGATGTGGAACGCCTCATGCTGCCGGAAGAGCAGCGAGGTAGGATTCCACTAACACGGAGTGACTACGTCCTCCGTGAGGACCCGCGTCGCGTTGAGTGGGAGCGAGAGGTTCGTAAGTTCCTCGCCAAGCTTAACGGAGACTTCGGGCACAAGGTCACTGCACCTATGATTTATGAGTGGGCAACAGGCGTCAAACTGTCTGACCTCACTCGGGCAGAGGGCGTCGATCCAAACAACTGGCGTGGCGGTGCCCGCTGGGGTTCGGCCAACGTCCACCTTCGTCACATCAACTGGGTGCTCAAAGAGTACTTCGGTGATCCGTACAAGACAACGATCCTGGGACGACACGTAGGCCGTGCCTACACCGTCCGTCCGGCGTTCAAGGTGGCGAAGAAGAAGCCCGCCAACCTCACCTTGCTGCCTGAGTGGAACGAAGGGACGCTGCGACCGTGAGGAAGGACGAGCCTGGTTACGAGCGGTGGTATGCACGTCACCGTATCGTAGAGAACGATAGAGTCAATAGACTAAAGGCAATGGAGAATCCAGTGATTGTACTGGATGACGACGCAAGGGGTCCCTTGCCTGAGACCTATTCACTCGAAGAAATGTATTGGCACCAAAGTGATTGTCAATGTGGATCTTGCATCAACAAGGAACTCAAGAGAGTGATTAAGGGCCTGGCCGCCAAAGACGGCGCACGCTCTATATCACCATCGAGTCCTGTTCCACCACTACACGATCAGACACTGCGCCGCCTTCAAGACGCGTCAGCAGAAGTTCTATCGAAGGAAGATGCGCAGCCATTGTCGCCGACAGAACCAGAGTCGCAGCCATAACGTCTTGGACGTCCGGTGACTGCATCTTGATGTTCTGCACCACGGCTAGTCGCTGACTCCAAAGCCACTGGATCCGCGTGTCATTCGTAGCTCGATGATCCGCAGGGATCGTGCTTCGGAGTCGGCGGACTACTTGCTTCCCAGACAGGTCATCGTCGATGACAGGGAAGTCGTCGGCCTCATCGTCCATTCTGATCACTTCCTAGCGGCTTGAAGTTGACCTTCTGCGCGGACTTGACGGCAGGAGCAGTGCCTGCTCGACGAGTACCGGCAGTGCGGGTGTAGATGATCTTCTGAGCTCTCGTCGCTCGGGCTACCGAGCCGACGACTCTCGTGTCCACGTTGGTGGCGATGTCGTAGAGGTTCCTGGCGACGTACTCCCAGATTTCCATGTTGAGGCGCTTCTCGTCAGGTGGCCAGCCGGGATTGTCGGCCACGTAGTTTAGCGCCTCGCGGATAGTCTTGTGACGGTCGAGAGCCACGGTGTCCTCCTAGTTCCAGGCTCCGGCCCAGCTCTGAGTGTACTCAGTAGCACTGGACGTCGCATGAGTGTCGTAGAGCTGGCCTCCGAAGAAGTCCAACTCCTGTGTTGCCTGCACAGCACCACGGAGACAGTCCATGATGTGCGAGTACTTGTCGTGAACGGGCCGGGGGCTCCACTCCTGCAGCGCGTTATTGAATGCGAACTTGTAGTTCTCCATGCACTCCAACACGAGGTCAGCATTGGGTCGCACGACCGGACGCTTCTCAGTGTCCGAGACACCGTTGATGTACGTGTTGTAGAGCTGCAGTCGGACCTGTTGAACGAGCGTAATGACATCAGCGTCGTTGCCAGTCGGTAGACCGGGAGCCGTCCAGATGTTCGTACCACGGGCCAGCACTGCAACGTTAGCGAACCGCTGACGCATCATATCAGCCGGAGTCGTGTTGACAGCCTTCTCGTGGTGGCCCGCGTCCCACGGCAGGATGATGTAGGCGAGCTTGTCGAACCACGGCTTGGCCTGCAGGTCATCGACGTACTCCGGCAGAGCCTTACCGTGGCCCTCGCCACAGTCGTAGATGAAGAGTTTCTGGTTGTACCACTGGAAAGCAATCCACGCGGTCGCGTCAGACTGCTTGCCCGAGGCCCCTATGTCGAACATGACGTAGACAGGGTGGCCGGGGTTGAGGTTGAACTGATCGTTACGATGTTCCGCAATGATCTTGCTGAGCGCCTCACCGTAGACGGCTGCAGCGTCCATCTCTTCGAACGAGCAGTAGTACTCCTGCTCGAACATGCGGGCGTTGCCGAAGCGACGGAGGTACGAGTCGCGGTCAATCTCGAGCTGCTCTTGAGAGCGAACGGGTGGAAGCCCTTCACGAGACATCATCTCGTTCAGATCGTCGATCGTGCGCAAGATCAGCTGGTAGTCAGGGTTGTCCTTGAGGGACTCCATGATCTGCCACAACGGGTTCTTGCGCTTGCCACGGGGAGTGGCGACGACCATGAGACGTTTCGGGTCACCACTCTCGGCGGTGATGATGGGCATGAGGCGGGGGATAGGGTCTTCCCGCGTGAAGAGTGACAGCTCAGTGAACGTGTAGTCCTGGAAGGACGTACCCACACCGTTCTGGTCACGACCCGACTGGAAGTAGCCGAGCAGCTTGAGCATGCTCTTGTTCGTGAACCGGGCCTCAAGATCTGTATTGGCCCAGGAGCTGACTAGCTCTGCAGGAACGTTGTCCTGCATCATCTGAATGTGACGACCGATCTTCGGGTCGTAGTACGTCTTGTCCCAGAGAATGTTCTTGATACTAGGTCGGTCAGGAGCGATGTACGCTCCCAGAGTCTTGGGCGTGATCAGTCTTGCCTCGCATTGTTCCATCGAGGCTGACACGTCCTTCCCGCTCTGCCGTGGCAGTACAGCCACACCAATGCGCTTGCGCTTCCACATGTCGTGAAGCTCACGCTGGTACGGTCGAGGCTCGTAGAAGAGCGGGAAGGACAGCGCCATTAGATCGTCATCCCTCCGGGCTGAAAGCCCACCGACTGCCAGAACGTGGTGAAGTCATCTTCCGACGACCCACCACCTGAACCCGCCTTGGGCGGAATGCCCGCCTGCGGGGCGTCGAACTGACCGCCGTCAGTGCGGGGCTGCTGAGCAACCTGCTGCTGACGAGGGGTCGGCTGACCCTGCTGCTGAGCACCTGCAGCACCGCGACTGGTCGCGAGCTGGGTGCGCAGCTTGTTGATGAGCGGCTGCACGTTGACCTCGTAGCCGTAGAGATCTCCGTTGATGCGCAGCTCGTAGTCGCTGGCGATGTCGGTGAACGCCTTGGCCAGCTCAGGGTCGAACTCCGCCGTTCCAGGAACAAGGTCAGAGTTGTTCTGGAAGAGCAAGATGCTCTCCTGGATGACACTGAGCATGGGTCGGGCATTGTCGATCTTCGTCTTGACTCGCCCGGCAACCTCCTGCTTGAGCAGGGTCTTGGCCGCGTCCTGCCAGTCCTTCGCGTCGGCAGAGTCGCGGATCACGTCCTCGCCACCGCCCTCGCGCAGACTGGGAACCTTCTGGCCAATCAGCATCCGGGGATGCATGTTGATCGCTGCCAGATAGTTTGGGTCCATCGACTCTTCGAGCTCACGAGTAGCCTGAGCCGTGAAGGAAGTCTCGATGGAGACATCGATCGCCCGTGAGGCCTCCGCGAACCGAGGCGCAAGCTCGCTGTACGCTACGCTTCCGACTCCGGTTCCTGCGGCTGGCGGAACCACTCCGGTGGCAGGCGCACCAGCGCCTCCCGCGGCAGGTTCGTTTCCAGATCCCGCTCCAGCTGCTGCGGGGTCGCCCCCTGCAGGCTGAGCCGGTTCAGGGAGGCCTGGAAGTCCCTGACGGCTGGGCTCAACTCCTCCAGCCGGTGCCTGTTCTGCTGGAGCAGCTGGTCCAGCTCCTTGAGCCGGAGCAGCTGGTGCCGGGTCTCCGCCTGCAGGATCTCCAGCCGAGTCTCCGCCCTGCTCAGCCGGAGGCTCAGCAGTCGGATTGAAAACCTCGTTCCAAGCCTGCGAGAATGCTGGATCCACCGCAGAATTGTAGGGGGCATCAGGCGTGCCATTGGCATCACTCATCACCGGCTCCCTGCTTGTTCAGCACCAGCTCGTTGACGCGAGCGTACAGTGCGGTGTTCTCGTCGTCCGTGATGGAGAAGTCCGCGAGGTTCTTCATCTGCTCGACGAGGCTGTACTGGCCGATGATTCGACCAGAGGCGATAGCAATTGCGGCGTGAAGGATCGGACGATCCTTGAGCGCCGCGAACTGCCAGCGCACGCCCCAGAAGCTCATGGCTGCAGTCCATCGAGCGGTAATCTCGATGTACAGCGCCTTGTTCGCCAGCCAGTCGTGCTCAGCGTTCTCGAAGGCCTCCTTGCGGGTGCGCGGCGGCTTCTCCTGCGCGAGCACGTACTCGACCGCTTCGTCCAGCATATCGAGGCACTCTTTGGTCAGCAGCAGCAGCTGCCGACGGATGGGCTCGATGTCGTGGTAG